AGGGCAAGTTCTGATCCTTCAAGCTGAGTGGGGATATCCATGTCTGTATCAATGTCATGTATCTCACAATCAATTCGTGCGTACTGATTAGTATCTAATGGGCCTACTCTAAAAGTAAACCCTAATTTCAATCCAACTTTAGCCATCTGCTTCTCCTTTAAATCTTTTTGTCCATTTTTCTTAAATCTAAAACATAACTATCTTTCGCATTTCCTTTAGTATCATCAATTCTATTTTGATACGCATGTAACGGAGCATCTTCAACTAAGTCTATCATCTGTTCATACGAAAGAAACCATATACCCTGTTGTTTCTCTACAGATACCCCAAAATTTGTAGTTGCTTTCCAATTCACCCAAAAAACAATTTGACATTTAGGGTACTTTATATTGCAGTCTGTAACATCTTGCTTATTAAGTGTTACTGCAAAATTTGGGTCAATATTAAAGTTTCTCTGCGCTAAAAAGAACGGAGTATGAACAGTCTTTAAATCTAAATATCTATCTTGATAAACAAATTCAGGAAAATATACAGGCCCAGAAGATTTTTCAATACCTGATAAAATGTCATACTTCTGACAGACACGAAAAAAATCATATTCTTTCTTTACTCCCCAATCAATCCAGCTTTTCTTATCTTCAGTATTAAGTACTTGCATTAGTTACCCCAATCTATGTAATCACTAATTGTAACAGGTTCCGGTATTTTTGTCAATGCGAAGTCCTGTTTAGTTGCCCACGAAGGCGAACAAACTTCTACATCCACCTCAAGTGGGATACCCAAAGTGTTTTCTTGTAACAACGTTTGAACGTGTGGGGCTACTTCTTCTAACTCATCATTATGAACCTCACAAATAATTTCATCATGAACCTGAACTAAAATATTACTTTTCTTATCCCGAAAATATTTATCTACTTCTATCATTCGCTCACTCAGAATATCAGCACTTGTTCCCTGAACTAAATAATTCACTCCTTTATAGGCTAAATCTTTAGGCACAATGTAAAGTCTCCCATATCTATTCTTTATCCACCCCCTGTTATTAACAACTCGTATTACCTTATCAAAAAATTCTCGTGATCCCTTTAGCCCCTTAAAATACTGTTTCTTGTAATCAGCAGCTTGTTGCATAGGGACACCTAATTGTATCCCTAGTTTGCGGGAACCAATCCCATAGATAGTACCGAAGGTAATAGCTTTTGCCATCTGTCTGTAGTATTTATATTCAGAATCACTCGCTTTAACTCCAAATGCTAACGTTGCCGCTTCCCCATGGAAGTCTACATCTTCCTTTTTCAATAAAGCTTCAATCTCTGGGTTGCGGAAGTAGTCTAAGAATACCCTAACCTCCATTTGAGAGTAATCGAATGCCACTAATGTATAACCGGGGCGTGGGACAAATAGTCTCCGTATGGAAATTTGGGATTCATTCGATTCATTGTATGATTCATCCCCAATAAACCCCCATGTATCTATAACCTCATCGGATAAGTCGGCGTTAAACACCCCTCCTTTAGCTGCTACCGCCGCAGAGATGCGCCCACGGACTATTTCTCGCTCCTCTGGTGTCAACGGATCATCAGATAGCCGAAAATGCGTTCGAGGTAAGTTTTGAAGGTTAGGGTCTCTAGAAGATAGGCGACCTGTTAAGGTACCCCAATTACAAAAGGATGAATATACAGTATTAATATCAAAGTATGGTTCAAGGTAAGTAGCTCTTAATTTATCTAAAGTACGGTATTGTCTCATATATCCAGCTACCGGATGATTAATCTGCGCTAATGCTTCTTCCCCCCACGAACTATTTCCTTTAGAAGTTTTAACTGTAGATTCTACACCTAATGAAGTTAGCGCTTCCCCAACTTGAGCGGGACTTGTAAGAAGGAACTCCCGTCCAACAGACTTAAAAATACGTTCTTTAATTTGTTCCTGACGTTGTAATATTTTACCTGCTGCTTGTCTAGCATAATTACTATCTACAGGTATTCCACGTTTTTCCATAATATATAAAACATGTGTTAGGTCTTTTTCTAACTGAAAAACCTTCGTCTGTTTTGTGCGTTCTAATTCTTTAATACGATCTTTATACAATTTCCATGTATATTCTACATCTTTCTCACAATAAGGCCCAAGAATAGTTGGGGGAGCCTGAGAAAAATCTTTATTCCACTTATTCTTGCGGAGTATTTTCTTCGTGGTTATATCGTATTCTGCCGCTTCTTCGCCGTAACTTCGTTTAATCGTAGCGGTAAGCGAAAATTCTCTAACATCCGCAGGTTCTGTAAGCCTTACTAATACAATTACATCAATAAGTTCTTTACCAGATACAATAAGACCCTCATTCGCTAAGAAATGCAAATCAAATTTTATATTGTATCCTATAAGTGTAGAACGTTCGTTCATTGCTTCCATTAATTGGAACAATTGCGGAGGATGTAAATTCACAGCTTCGAGAGAGGGGTAGTGCCTAAACGGGAAATAGTATGTATCTCCAGTTTCAACAGCTACCCCAATCCCGCAAATCTGATTTTTACCATGCCACTCCAGACCATTAGTTTCTACATCCACAACCCATGTTGGGTACTCTTTGATGACTGCAAGAACTGACTCATATGTATCTGGAGTAACTAACATTTAGTTGAAGAGATCGTTCTCCAACAGGGTATCTGTGTTACCTGTATCTAACGACACTCCATCACTAGATGGAATTGCTTGACTTACCTGACCGTAACGATCTTTGTAATAGGCTTTAATACCAGTAAGATCAGAAACTGTAGCGAGTTTATCGGCAGGAACATCAGTGTTTCTTGCTGTTGCTGTCAGGGTGTATGACGTATCGTACATTCCTACGCCAGTACGCTTCACTCTGATGACTCCTTTGTTCAAGGCTCCCCAATCATTATAAACATCTACAAGTTGGTTCCAAATATAATTACTGCGACCAAAACCTAATGGGATTACTCTAAAATCATTAACATGTTGAACGAATAGCTTCTTCCCTTGAGGGCCTTCAACTTCTTCCCAATCATCAAAACGCTTCTCAGTGTGCATAATATCGTGGACGTATGCCCAAAATGCAAACTTATGAGATGCTCTTATGGTATCAGGAACATCTGAGGCATCTACGTCATCGTCCTTTAGAAGGTTAATCCAACGGTTCCCAGATCGGTACGTGTATAGATAAACCTCATCCAAGAGAAGATCATTTTCCTCCCCAGTAGCTACTGGAGTGAGGAATGCTTGGTCTCCATCTTTGAAAAAGACTTCCTGCCCCGTGCTTTGTGAAGTCTGTGGGTTTGCACTTTCTTCAACTCTGTTTTGTATAGCGGATATACCACCCATAATTACACTCCTTTAGCCTTTACCAAAAGACTCTATTATCAATCACTTGTTTAAGTAATGGTTGTTGACGTATATCTTGTACGTCTTTTACCCCTTCAGGTAACTCTATCCATGATACCATACAACTATCTCTCATGCAACTATTAATTTTATTAATTGCTGTTTGACCGGCATCATCATTATCTAAGCATAACACAATTTCTTCGGGGTGTAGTGCCTTTAACCTATTTTGTTGCGTGTAAGATAAAGAAGCTCCCAATAAAGCGATACTCGTGTAGCCGTTCTGGTTTAACCACATAGTATCTAACGCCCCCTCTGTAATACAGATAGTTTGTGTAGATTCTATCTTGTCTTCCCCAAATAAAAGTTTAGACTTCCTTAGGCCTTTAGAATATAGATACTTGGGAGTCGCATTAATCCGTCGCTCCATCCACCCCACTAAGCGTTGTTTGGCATCATGGACAGGGATAATCAAATCCCCGTATTTATTCATGCCGCAATCCCAAGCTTTTAGAGTCTCACGAGAAAATCCCCTATCGAAAATCCACTCAGGAACCATACGGCGCTTACCGGGGTATTCAACTTCACTAAGTTCATCCTCATGTGGAAATTCCTTTTCAAAGAAATCAAAAGCAAACTCAACCGCATTATTTGCAATATTTTGTTGTACGGTTTGTATGTCTTGACCGGTAAACTTTGAAAGAAAGGACGCTAATGACCCTTGCCCACAACCTGCAAAACATATCCATTTACCTACTAGTACATTAATTGAACAAGAAGGTAATTCATCTATATGAAAAGGGCAAGAAATATTAAATTGATCACGCTCTAGCGGGACATCTATCCCAGCATCCAGTAATAAACTTGCCCAATTAACCACTAAATCATTCTTGCTTTCTTTACCTTTGCCACACGCAGGAACAATACAACGTCACTTGTGTATCCGTTCTTATCCACGACCTTGCCTTGCCTGATATCACCAACAGTAATATCAACCTTTGGCTTACCCGGCCCTTTAGAGGTGCCCTGCTTTACTACAATACCCTCATCGTTAGTCTTGAATAAATCAAATAAACCCATTATAAATACTCCTTGTTAAAATCCACCATCATCTAAATCTTCATCATTAACGAGAGAAAATTCATCGTCTTCGTATATACTACCACAGTCTACATCCCAATGCAAGTAATACTCCTCAGCAGGTAGAACACCATCTCGATACTTCTGTATCTGCATTAAACGTTTATCATCGTTATCTTCAATAAGGCACATAGCCATAGCAACATCAGCCGCCCTAATAAGAGCGTCACCAAACGCTACTTGGTCTGCCCTAGGAGGCTCAAACATATTTGCCGCCTCTCTAGTGGCTTGTGTTGAAACCCATATAGCTGTATTTGTAGCGATACAAAGATTTTTCATACCATAGAAAAGGGCATGTGATTGCTCCCACATCGCCTTTTTACCGTCACCGGATGAAATTAAGTAAATCCCATCTAAAACTACAAAGTCAGGCGAGTGCTTTCGGACTAACCTAGCAATACTCTCTATAGAAATAGTGGCTTCACCTTCTATGTGGTCACAAACTAACAAGGAACGCCCATTTAGTTCTTTTAGGAACCTCATGTACTGTTCCTCGTCAATAGGATCGCCATTACGTAACGCTCTATGGGAAAAGTTATAGCCCATTTTCTTAGCTAGTACTACATCTGCCCGTAAACTTATAGCTGAGGTTGTCATTTCAGTAGAAATTAATAGCGTCTTGTACCCATTCATAACAGCGGTAGCAGCGGCTTCCACACACATCCAAGTCTTACCGACAGTTGGACGGGCAAACATAGCAATTAATTCCCCCGGCATCCACCCCACACCCGTATTATTAAACGAGGTAAATGGGGTTGGGATTCCCATCAAACCATCACCCATTTGCCGACGCTTGGTTCGTTCTTTCCACTCCTCTAATCTAGCGGGGGTGCCATCATTATAGACAGCTACATCTTCATCAGTCTCTATCTCCACATCACCCAGACTTGAAATAATAGTTGATAAAGCTTTTGAAGGATTGTCCTTCAATAACTCTTTCTGAGACTGAATTGAATTGACAATTTTTCTATAAATTACCTGATCTTTAAATTGATCTACAGCATAGTCATAATTTAACGTTTGTGCTGACGTATCTAACGTTGGGTAATTTTCTGACAATGTAGACATAGAGGGAGTCTCTTTATATTGATCTACATAATTAATAATAAATGTATGCACTTCTCCATGCTTTGCGAAGTCTTTACCTGTGTATCTAAAGTTTTTAAAATTTATAGGGTCTACCAGATTAAATAAAACACCGGATTCTATATATTCAAAGCTTTTCATCTAACTCCTTACTTTATAAATCACTCTTGGGCCGCTACCGTGAATATAGCATACCACACCATCTACCGCTTTGTCATCTGCAATCTTCTTAGCTTCTGGAAAAGAGACAAAAGTTCCTTCTACCCATACCTCTTGAGTGTGATTAGACCCAAACCTAGTAATAGATACCACTCGGTATTGCCCTTCAGGAGCAGTTCGCCCAGTTAAATCATTAACAAACAACTGGTTTCTTTTAGATGGAGCAGCTTTA